TAGATACGGGTACCTTTTTTAGGTCGTAGCTTCTCAAATATTTCTGCCTTTTCACCACGCATTTCCTCTTTACTTTCTTGATGTCCATAACATGTGATGCTGAAACGCCTTAATAATCCTTTTTGTGAAAGGCGGTTCTTCTGTTGAACCTGAAATAAGAATTGTGACATACACAAAATTCTATCTGAATACTCTTCCCCATATTGTGGAAATCCATACAGGAAGGCTAGATAGAAACTTAACATGGTGTCAATGGTAGCAATCTTTATATCGCGTGATCCCAAACGCATGATATTGTAACTATGGCATCCGACAGGTTCATAAATAAAACCGATTGTGTCTTTTCCCACTTTCACTTCATAGTGTGTTGGGATTACTTCGCCTATCGCATCATGTGAAATAATACGGGTATCGGTAATTTTTTGGTCACGTAGTCTTTCACATAAAATCTGAGCAGTGCGTTTGGGATCATTGGATAAAACGTCAAAGTCTGGAATAGAACTTAATTTTTTTTGGAGCTTTTTTGGCATATACTGAGAATACTGCGAAATAGCAAATCCGCCGAAAAAAACTACACCTTGGTTAATAAGCGTGTCCCGAGTAATTTCAAATATTTTCGTGGTATCCTCTTCGGAAAATTCCATAGAACGCTGAAAGTCGGATTTTCCGCATTTTTCACTCTTTAACGGGTAATGTTTATTCAAAAGACGAAGGCGTTTATAGACCTTTTCCCAACGGCTGGTATCTCCGGCAGGACGACTAAGCTCCAAAAACATGGACATGCGAAGAAAGTTGGGGGGTGTATAGTGAATCCCATTAACAATAATAGCCTCCTTCTTGAGAGTATTGAACAATGGTTTGGGCATATATGTGATGTCTGCAACGGGTATAAATTGGACAAATACTTTGTATGTCCCGAAGTGTTGCCCTGCTTTAGCTTCTACATTTTTAAATCCTTTCTTGTGGTAAATATCAGCCAATCGCTTGGCGTCATCCATTGCGTTTGGAGAAAAAAAGTCATAATCTGGGATTTCAAGTTCATCATCGTAAAACTGATCGTCCTTTGGTAGAATGTTGTTGATAGCAATTCCCCCATACGGAACAAGGCCTCGATTGATAATGAACTCTTCAACAATCTTGGTGAGTTCTTTTATAGCAGGAGACGCTACCGCGCGTTTGGCTATTTTTTCCTGGGACTTATCAACCGACATGCGCAATATAGCAAGCTCGCAATCTTCAAAATTCATATTGTTACTACATATTTTCTTAGACATTGTAGAATATATATAATAAGAAGAATATAAATCAAAATCAATTATCGATCAAATATCGAATTTATAAAGACCATCTTTAGCAGCAAGATCTCTAGGAGCATACGAAAGTTTCTTTGATGGAGGTTCGGGCTTCTTAATAAACGTCGGAATATATCTTAACTCGATAGGTTTCAAGACGAACGCGTGTCCATTGCCATCAAAAAAATCTGTGTCTTGTTTCAACGTGCTGTCCGGGAGTTGGTATCGCATAGCTACTAACTGACAACCCATGGCTCGCGACAACAGACCAGATGGATTATCTGGGTTAGCAGTGTCGTCTGGTAAAACAATGCTCATATTTCGCTTATTGTATTTTTTCAATTCGTCTACATCAGGCGTATATTTGACACCCTGTGTATATCGCAAAGCTCTCATGAATACAGAGTTACTTGTCATATTTACATACTCTTTGAGCTCTTTACTTTCGAGAAAAGAGGGATACGACTTATCAGCAATAATGATAATTTTATTCTTGAAATTTAATAACTGCACATTTCCTAAATTTTTCCCTTGATTTTCAAAACTATATTCTTTGCCAAGCACATATTGGCTCATGTTTTTGAACATCCCGGCCAAATTCCTGAACATTTTCATGTTACTACTTTGAATTCTTAAATGTAACACAATCGGGTCGGTTGGGTTGGGTGCTCCCGAAGAAGAGAACGCCAAATCTCGTAAAGTAGTCAACACGTCAGCGAAAGGAACATAATTGAATGTCTCCTTTACATATACATTTTTGTCCAAAGATGTAGAGACTATGGGCATATCGTCGATAGAAAATATAGAAAAATCAAGCCCACGCACTCCTTGTTTGAGTATATCTCTCAAGACACATAGAGATACTGCATTGTTTTTGTATGGTCCCAAACTACATGCGTTGTATGCAGTCTTGATGTAGTATTCGTTCAAATAATATGCAAAGTTGTTAGATGCGTTTTTTGACACTTCTTTATCGTTAATGGACGATATGGATCCATTTAGCTCAGGATACAACTTTGCAATCTTTTTACATTCCGTGCTTTCTATAGTTTTATTCCATCTATACGTCATAAATAGCATAATAAACGTGATTACAATAAGAACATAACTGAGAATGGTGAATTTTTTTTCGTTGAGCCTGGTAATCATTTCTTTTGCGTTGACATTTTTGATACTGCTTATTGTATTTTTGAAAGTCGAACTAACTTTTTCGGTATAGCTTTGACCATTAGAATTCTCCATACTATTGATATAAATATATATTATTATATCTAGAAAAAGGTTAAATAATATCTTTATATATTAATAGCTATGGCAGGAGGATTATTATCACTAATTAGCCAAGGACAGCAGTCAGTATTATTATATGGAAATCCATCAAAAACTTTTTTTAAAAGCACATATGCTAAAACCACTAATTTTGGATTGCAGAAGTTTCGAATAGACTATGAAGGTGCCAAAACTCTTCACTTGACAGAGGAATCCACCTTCACTTTCAAAGTGCCGCGATACGCCGATTTATTGATGGATACATATATCACTATAGATCTACCTAATATATGGTCCCCAATTCATCCCCCAACGGATGAGACCGATAATCAGTGGGCACCATACGAGTTTAAATGGATAGAAAATTTGGGAGCAAAAATGATATCAAATATTCGGATTACTTGTGGAAATCAGAAATTACAAGAATTCACCGGCGACTATTTACTTGCACAAATACAACGTGATTTAACTGGCATTAAACGCATTTTGTTTGATAAAATGACAGGAGATGTTCCCGAAGTAAATGATCCCGGTAATAGTGGAGCTCGAGTAAATAGTTATCCAAATGCATATTATACAGATGCAAATGCTGGAGCGGAACCATCTATTTTGGGACGGACACTATACATTCCATTGAACGCGTGGTTTTGTAATACGTCTCAGCGTGCGTTTCCGCTTATATCTCTTCAGTATAACGAGCTTCAGATAGAGGTTACGTTTCGTCCCATAAATCAACTTTTCACCATTAGAGACGTGCAAGACCCCGTGTATAATTTTCCCTATGTTGCTCCAAATTTTAATTTGGAATATATGCAAATGTTCAGGTTTGTTCAACCTCCCCCGAGCGTGACACTGGAACAAGGAAATTATCCGGACACCAGGTCTGTATGGAATGCAAACATTCATTTGACAAGTACGTACTGCTTTTTATCTAATGACGAGTCGCGTCTCTTTGCCAAGAATGAGCAGAAATATATTTTCAAACAGGTTCATGAAGAAACATTTCGAAATGTGGTTGGGTCCCAAAAGGTGCAGCTCAACTCGTTGGGGTTAGTCAGTGACTATTTATTTTACTTTCAGCGCAGCGACGCAAACTTGAGAAACGAATGGAGCAATTATTCTAATTGGCCGTATAATTATTTGCCGTCAGATATAACTCCAGCACCAACTGACGGCAGTTTCAATGTAATTGAAGAGGATGCAACGGGTGCGTTGATTAATGTACCAATTGGTCCAGGAGTGAACCCAGGTGGAAAGCTAACCGGATTAATGGTAACAGGAGATTACACGCCGGCCAATACAAATCAGATATTACAGAGCATGGGTATTCTGTTTGACGGAGATTACAGAGAAAATATCCAGCCCGTTGGAATATATAATTTGATTGAAAAATACATTCGCACGCCCGGGTCTGCCCCTAACGGGCTGTATTGCTATAATTATAGCATGAATTCAGCATCTCTATTTAACAACAATCAGCCTTCTGGAGCAACCAATATGAACAGGTTTAATCAGATCGATTTGGAATTTACCACGATGAACCCAGAATTAGATCCATTAGCACAAGTATTAACTATTTGTGATCCGGATAGTGGAGAAATTATTGGTGTGAACAAACCAACGTGGAGGATTTATGATTACACATATGATCTACATTTTTTCGAGGAGAGAATAAATGTTGTTACCTTTGTTGGTGGCAATTGTGGATTGATGTATGCAACATAGAACTAAATTATTATATTATCATAATATAACAGGTTAGACAATGACAGTTGTTAAATTATTATCGAATCATGCATATTTGCTACTTATAACATGGACAATATTTGTGGTTGTACAAATGTATTATGTAAAAACACATGTAATAAACTGGCAATCGAAACTTTCGTCTGATAATGTTGATTTTATGCAATATAACATAAAAAGTAAGAGTAATCTGAACAAGACGTTCTCGAGTGAAATATCGGAGCGTTTGAAAAAACTAGCCAACCCTGAAACTAACTATGGCGAGTGGATTAACGAGAATAACAAAAATACGACCATCCGATACGGAAAATATTTATATAACATTTCGGTTTACGAGAGGGTCCGGAATACAACCGCAAACTACGGAGCGAAAGACAAGTTTATTTTACGTTCCGACAAAATTAAGGAAAACCTGGGTCTCACATACAACGAATTGTTGCGCCAAGATAACTACAGCTTTATGTTTTCTATATTTAGCCCACATACAGAATTTCTTCATATTGTGTACGATAGCCCGACTTATTCAAATGGTGTGAATATATTCTCACATTTCACAATAGATAAGACGCTAAATCGTCCTGTGAAAAGTGTAGCTATTGGTGGGAAATACGTAAAAGAAAGTGAAGATGGACAAATATTCGATGGTGTTATATTGGCATCATATCCTGTATTAGATGTAGAAGACCAATATGCAAATAAATACTACGACTTTCTTACACGAAAATTCATCATCATGATTAGTGTAGGCACATTAGTTATATCTCAGATGCTTTACTTTGCATCTCCCACTAAAACGTTTGTTTGGTTGCCATATGTATTTTTGATAGCAACAAATTGGTATTTACTATCATTTTTAGACGTGATAGAGGGCATTACAAATGTGGCAGGAGAAGAAAGTAGATCGAAGGATATCAACGATGGTATTTTAGCTATTTCATTTTTGGCAGGAGTAAATGTATTTGTGGTCCAATCGCTGCGTGAGGGTAAAAATTCGAAGACTTACTATGAAGCGGCGATTTTATTTATGGTCGGTTTAATTCTTTTGTTATTTTCTCTCTACAAGGTCACCAACCATAACCGCATTGATGAGGTAAGAAAACATCGCATTCAAAAACAATTTCTATATAACGGGTCTATCTATATCAACTTCTTCATTCTTGTTTACTACTCATTTTTTGTTTTACATAGAAGTAATGTCTGGCCACAAGTGGCGTCTTCGTTCAAGAAAACCTTTATTCAGAACTAAATAATATAATTTAATAAAATAATAAAAAGGTGTATGCTTATGTTATCATAGAATTATGAAATTGGCAAAACATATAGCTTTTTATTATTACGAAGCACGTGAACAATTTATTTTAAATATACTCTCCGAGACAACAAAATATCCAGTCGTAACCGATATATTCATTCATACAAATAAAAATAATTTTTGGCTCTCAGATTTCGACACCTACACAAACGGGAATGTTCATGTAGTTTTTCATAATATCACACAGGAAACCAGATTTTCTTTGACAGAAAAACCCAGACCCATGATAAAATCACAAAGAAACGATTACGATATATTCATGTATATCGAAGACGATATATTGTTCCCAGTGGATGCGCTACTATATTGGATGTGTTATAACGAGAAACTCATCAAAATGAACTATAATCTAGGGTTCTTGCGAATAGAAACATCGAAAAAAGACAAGTGTGAATATATTACCGATCTATATGGCGAAAAAATGGATAAAACCATGAATATAAACAACCAAGAATATTGCGTGAACAACAAAAACGCCTATTGCGCATGCTGGATATACAACAAGGAGGAGTTCGGAAGGTTTGTAGATAGTAAATTTTTCGACATCGAGAATGTTGACTATGACGGCGATACGCGTGCATCTTGTGCCGCAGGATTACATGGAAAAAATCTCAACTGGTATAAATACACTATCATTCCTATGGACAATGGAACCCCAGTAAGCTCTTGCAAAATATTCCATATGTCCAATAATTACGTTGACGACGATCATAGTGGAATTAACAAGTTTGCCACTATCAAGTTTGACAATTGTATAGATAGCAAGTGATGTAGCCTTG